TAATTTATTTAATGGCGCTATTACTTCGGGATTTTGTCGTGCGCCCGGATATTCTCCTACAAGTCCCATTGTTGGGCCGCTAACAATACCACCATTAGCAAATGCAGTAGCACCACCGCCACCGCCTCCAATTTTACCGGCTTGAGATTTTGCAAACGATCCTAATGCAACAAGTGCAATACCGGCCGCAATTGCAACCGCCGGATTTAAAGATTGAAGCGCTTTTTTGATACCTTCAACACCTATTCCAATACTTATTGCCAATTTACCCATTTGAACCGCCATATTCCCTATTGTACCCAATACAACTTTTGACAAACTTTGCGCTAAATTTCCGCCACCGGCTAATGCTTTTCCTAATGATTCACCAATTCCAACCGCCAAATCATTTAATCCGCCGGTTATTATTTGACTAATACCCATACTAAATTCAAGGGCGTTTGCCATTGCAATTGCTCTTTGTTCAGCTAAAACACTTTCTTGTTCAGACATCACTTCCGGTATTTTTAAGGTGTCAGCTTGAATTGCATCTGATATTGGTGTTAAACCGCTAACATCTAAACCGCCTCCAATTGCACTAACTTGACCACGACCACCGCCGCCGCCTACACCGCCGCCGCCGCTAATAGTTCCGCCAACCGATGCTTGCGTACCTGATGTTATGCCACCTTGTGTTGTGTCGGTTAATACATCAACGCTGACAACCTCCGCTTCAACTTTTAATTTAGCTATTTTTTTTGATTCTAATGCATCATTAAAATTATCAACAACTGCACCTCCTAATTCATTTGCGTTTGCTTTTATACCATCAATAGCGCTATAAAAGTTTTTTTGCATTGCCTCGCCTACGCCTTTAAATCCGCTTTTTATTTTATTCATATCAAGGGTAAAAATACCCATCAAAACATCACCAACACCACCTAAAACTCCCATTGCGGCTTTTCCAAATAATTTAAAAACAGTTATAACTGATTTAAAAACAAATTTTCCAACGGCTAAAAAGTTTTTGAACTGCATAATTATTGCATTTACTGCAATCTTTATTGGTAATGAGTTATTATATAATTCAATAAAATAATTTCCAACTTTAATTAAAGCCGCTTTAATACCGGCCCAATTTTTATAAATTACAACTGCAATCGCAGTCAATCCGGCAATTACTAAACCAACCGGGCCCATCATTAAGGTAAAAGCAGCACCAATTGCGGGCGCTAATGTTATAAGCGTTCCTAAGATAGCAATAACCGGCCCTAATGCCGCAACAATTCCCGCAAATGCAATAATAATTTTTTGCGTTGTTGGTGATAATGCTTTAAATTTTTCTGATAAACTCGTAAAAAATGCACCAATTTTTTGAACCGCGGGAGCAACCGCCGTCAATATAACTTGACCAACTTCTAACAATGATGATTTCATTGCGTTTAGTCCTTGAGTCATTTTAAACGATGCCGATTGCGATGTTTTTTCAAATGCTTTGTCAGTTGCACCCATTGAGTTGGTTAACGCATCAAAAACTTTTCTATTATCTTCTAATCCAGCGCCAGTTAAATCTAAAACACCCTTTAATGCTCTAATATTTGGAAATATTGCCGTAGTATCTTGACCAGTTTGTTTTAAACCATTTTGCAGCATTTCTAAAGTAGACAAAAGAACTTGTTCGCTTAATGATTGCTGAACACTTTCGGTTGACATTCCCATTGAAGCAAATGCCGCTTCGGCTTCTGAAGTTGGTTTTTTTAACGATGCTAATATTGCCGTTAATTGCGTTGCACCGGTTGCCGCATCAGTTCCCGTTTTTGACATTGCTGCCATTGCCGCACCAACTTGGTCAAATGAAACGCCCATATTAGATGCCAAAGGAATCACGCCACCCATTGCGCCGGCTAATTCAGATGCTTCAGTTTTACCTAATCTAACCGCAGCCGTTAAAATATCTGTTGCATCTGAAGCGGATAAATTTTCTTTACCATAAGCGTTCATTGCAGAAGTTGATAAATCGGCAATTGTTTTTACTTCACCTAAACCAACCGCTGATGCCTTTAAAGACATATTTAAAACATCCATTGCATCAGAACCCCTTAAACCGGCTGAAGTAATAAAGAACAACGCTTCAGCGGCTTCATTAGCGCTTTTACCGGTATCAACTGCCATTTTCTTTGCAGTTTCACCCATTTCAGCCACCTTGTCCGCAGAAACGCCAACAAGCGCTTGAATTGAAGTCATTGACTTGTCAAAGTCAAACGCCATTTTAGCGGCAGCCGCACCAACGGCAACTAAAGGCAAAGTCAAAGAAGTTGTCATTGATTTCCCAACGCTTTGCATTTTTGAACCAAATGCTTGAAGTTTTCCTGATGCTGATGAAAGGGCGTTTGACAGTTTTGAACTGTCACCGGTAATATTTACTTTTAAATTTTGATCTGCCATAATATAGAATGTAATTGAAACAAAAATACAAAAAAAAAGACGCTTTTATTTTAACGTCTTTTTATTAGTCATTGATTGATATTTTTTCATAAAGGCGTCCATTTGCTCTTTAGTAGATTTAGGCTCTGCCCTTTTCTTTTTTCTTACAATATCACTTGGCAATTGAAATAAATCTTCAGGCTTTAACATCTGAGATTTTTTCTCACATTGCACGTTGTGAATCATTACGGCAATGTACCGAGTTTGCTCCCAATTTAAGTTAATATTGTTATGATAGTGTTGCGCAATTAAAGCATTTTCTCTCCAGGTTTGCCGCCAAAAATCGTCAGGTTTAATTCCAACTAATCCAATATAGTGATCAGTTAAAGTTTCAAAATTTACTACTTCTTTGACGGCTGACGCTTTCCCTTAGTTTCGGTTTCTCCGTTTAAACTATTACCTAAAATTTTAGATTGTAGCATTACCTCAACAATTTCATTTATTTTTTCAGCGTCTAATTCATCCAACCAAGCGCCAACAGTAAATAAATTATAATCAATTTCGTTTCCGTTTTCTTGGTCGTTTGCTAAAATTGCAGAATAAACTAAGGCTCTTAATCCTTTTATTGATATTCCGTTTTGAAATGCTCCGCCAATATCAGCTAAACTTATTCCTAATTGCTCGGTAAATTCCGACCAAAAATTCATTGAGAAATGAAGTGTTCTTTTTTTGTTACCAACTTTGATGTCGATGTAACCCCTTTTTTTGTTTGTCATTTTTTAAGGTTTAAAATTAATATAAAAAAGCCGTCGCCAAATATTGACGGCGGCCCTATAAAAGTAAACTAAAATTAATTAGTTAGTTGATTTAGTGATTGCTCCAGTAATAGTCAAAGATCCGCTATAAGTTACGGCAGCTTCCATTTCAGCAGACATTTCAACACTTGATAAAAATGCTTCAGCAGTATAAACTGCGTCTCCAGTTTCAGCAGTTCCAAAAACACAAGTTAATTGAGTTCTTGCCAAAAGAAAATCAGCCATTTCAATAGCATTTGACGCATCGTCATAAACTACCAATCCTTCAAAAGATATTTCACCACCTTTTACTCCTCCGATGTACTCAGAAAATCCGTTTGAATCTTTGGTTGTAGCTTCCGGCGTGTCCATTGATAAAGACATTGAACAACTTGTAGTATGTCCAACTGTGGCACCTTCCACTGTTAAAATTAAGTTAGTTCCGTTAAATACTCCGGTTGTAGCCATTTAATTATTTTTTATTGTTATTAATTTTGTGTAAATATACGAAAATATTTATTTATGTTTTTACGTCGTTAATTCAATTAAATCGTCTGTTGATCTTAGCGTATTAAAAACTGAAATTCTGTGAATATTTATATTATTCATATTGGAACTGATGTTGTAAATATTATCGATAATATTTAAAACTCCCGTAGGTGCATTTAAACCAATATTAGAGCCGTTAATATAAACGTAAGTATTTGAGGCGTCATAAGCTATTGCCATTTTGCAAAGCGTTCCAGGTTGTAGAGTAAAACCTCCATTTATTAATCCGGATACGCTTATATTATCGCCAAATATATTTATTAAATTACTTGAATGTGTTTCAAGGCGCATTGAATTACCTCCTGAAAAATCTTTAAATCTTAGCATTTTATAAAAATCTCCATTTTTCCCATTGTATGAAAACCACAAAACTAAGGTTGAAGTATTTGCCGGAAAAGTTGTTGAAGATGAAAAGTTTGAACTAAAAGCACCTTCAGCTAATCTTGTAGATGCAGCGCCCTCATTTGATGTAATGTAAGAAGATGCAAAGTCAGAATTTTCCGCTTGTGCTTGGGCCACATAAATAGTTGCGGCATCGCTACACAAAACCCTTGGAAACGTTCCTGATGCGCTTGTGTGTGAAAACCTTTGCCACTCTGTTGTCAAAGTTACAACTGAAACATCTGTTGAAATGGCGCCAATACTTACGTCTTGCGTTCCGGTTTCAGTTCTTAAATATATTGATTGCGTTATTTGTCCTGAAGATGTAACCGCTATTTCAATTCTTGCGTCTGTTGTGCCATAGATCGGAAGAGCACACCTCTGAACTCCAGTCACACATCATTTCCTCGTAATCCGGCCTCTGCTTTAAAAAAAAAAAACAACAAAACACACCACAACTCATGCAACCCAATGTGTACGTATTTACTCCTCAAACAGTACTTACCCTCACCAAATCCTACTCATCATCCCGCCAGACTATTCACATCCACTACACCCCTTGTCGAGTCATTAACGACAACACATGCCATAGAGTAGAA